GAAGCAAAAGAGATAGCAAATCCTGATAGCACAACAGCAATAGGATATCACTTACACAAACCCTTTCGTTTAGAGATTGTCTCTGATGAAGGGGAACTTGTCTTTAATCGTGAAAAAGGTTATCAACTATCATGGTTTCCATGGGCACCTTTAAGTAAAGACAAAGATTTCTTTCTTCCTGCAGATCATGTCATTACTGCATATGATCCACTGGACAGTATTACAGAACAATATGTTCAAGCAATCAAAGAAGAAAATTATGAAAAGAATTTCAAACAACATGAAGATGTTATTGCGGGTGTTACTGATGATGATTTAGATATGGAACAAATATTTAAAGACGCAGAAAAAATATTAGACGATGAGGAGACTTAGACTCTACGATACAGATTCTAATGTTGTTTATAAATTTACAACCGATCAAAAATTTCATGGTAGCAAACGTATCAAAATAGAAGGTGCTGTTACTATAGAAAAATGTTTAGTTGATTACCCTGCACTTATTAATGGTAAGATTGGTGTTGTAACAATGCACCAACCAATCAAGACACCATTATACACTTTGGATTTTATACCTCAACCATTCCCACTAACACTAGGGGTTGGAACTCATGAGTTTGAGCATCTTATGTTTAACGGTCCTACTATTTTTAAAGTAGCAGTTGACAAATACAAACCTAAGATGTATATTGGTAATCTAATAACTAAAGAATTAGTCCCAGAGTTGCACACTATTTCTCCTGTATATAATTACAAGAAAAAAGATAACAATATTTGGAATGAACAAGACCTATACAAACTAGAAACATTATGCAAATCGCTTTGATAATTCTTAAGAGTGGTATTGAACTTATCACTATGGCAGAACAACTAGAAGAAGAACCTAGTTGTCACATGCAAGATCCATATCTCATCAAGGCAGATGGAACCTTGGAACCTTGGCCACGTTATACAATTGACACAGACATCTTGCTTTATTCTGAAACTATTGCTACAATAGTCACACCAACAGCAGAACTGAAGAAGAAATACGAGACGGTTACTAAATGAGTTTTTACACCAACGTTCAATTAGTTGGAGATAACATAAACTACCTTGGATATGAAGATGGTCAACGTATTCAACGAAAGTTTAAGTTCTCTCCAACTCTTTTTGTCGTTACTAATAAAAAAACTAATCACAAAACACTTGATGGTAGGTATGCAAAACCAGTAAGGTTTGAGTCTGTAAAAGAGGCACGTAATTTTGTAGAAAAATACAAAGAAGTTCCTAACTTTGAGGTACATGGATATGACAGATATTTGTATCAGTTTATATCTCAAGAGTTTCCTAATGAAGTTGATTATGACTTCAAGAAAATGAATGTCATGTCACTCGATATTGAGGTGGCATGTGAGAATGGATTTCCTAATGTAAAAGAATGTGCTGAGGAAATGCTTAGTATCACTGTGCAGGATTATCAGACTCGTAAATTAAAAGTATTTGGTACTAGACCATATAAAAATACACGTGATGATGTAGAGTTTATTTTATGTGATGGAGAAACACATTTACTTCGTTGTTTCTTAGATTATTGGATACAAAACTTCCCTGACATTCTTACAGGATGGAATGTAGATGGGTATGACGTACCATATATTTGTGGTCGTCTTGAGAGATTGTTTGGTGAGAAAGAAATGAGGTTAATGTCACCATGGGGTCATGTAAAGAGAGAAGAGATAGAAGTAAAAGGACGCGAACAAATATTCTACAGAATGTCAGGGATCAATGTCATTGATTATCTTGACTTGTATAAGAAATTTACCTATACCAATCAAGAATCTTATCGTCTAGATCACATTGCAAATGTAGAACTAGGGCAAAAGAAAGTTGCCCATGATGAGTTTGAAAATTTCAAAGATTTCTATACAAAAGATTGGCAAAAGTTTATTGACTACAACATCGTCGACGTGGAACTAGTCTCAAGACTAGAGGAAAAAATGAAGTTGATAGAACTTGCTGTTGCTCTAGCATATGATGCTAAGGTTAATATGCAAGATGTATATTATCAGGTAAGAATGTGGGACACATTGATCTACAATTTCCTTAACGATAAAGGTATTGTTGTTCCACCAGGCAAACGATCAGACAAAGATGACAAATATGCAGGAGCTTATGTCAAGGAACCGATACCAGGAAAGTATGATTGGGTGGTCAGTTTTGACCTTAACAGTCTGTACCCTCATCTTATTATGCAATATAATATTTCCCCAGAAACCCTCGTTGAACACAGGCATCCATCCGCTACAGTTAATAAAATCCTCTCACAGACAATAGATGTTCCAAAGGAATATGCTCTATGTGCTAATGGTGCTCAGTATCGTAAAGATATACATGGTTTCTTGCCAGAGATGATGAAGAAGATATACGATGAACGTGTGCAATCTAAGAAACTTATGATTCTGGCAAAGCAAGAGTATCAGAAGACACCAACTAAAGAACTAGAGAAGAGTATCAGTAAGTATAACAACATACAGATGGCACGTAAGATTCAATTGAACAGTGCTTATGGTGCTATTGGCAATCAGTATTTTAGATACTATAATATTATTAATGCTGAAGCAATTACTCTATCGGGTCAGGTATCTATCCGATGGATAGAACACAAAATGAATGCCTACCTAAACAAAATTTTAAAAACGGAGAAACAAGATTATGTTATTGCTAGTGATACTGATAGTATCTACCTTAATCTGGGTCCTTTGGTCGAGACTGTATACAAGGGGAGAGAGACAAATGATTCGAGCATCGTCTCTTTCCTTAATAAGGTGTGTGAAATGGAACTTGAAAAATATATTACTAGTTCTTATGAAGCGTTGGCCACATATGTAAATGCATACGAGCAGAAGATGGTAATGAAACGTGAGAACATTGCTTCTTCTGGTATCTGGACTGCAAAGAAAAGATACATGCTCAACGTATGGGATAGTGAAGGTGTAAGATACGATGAACCCAAACTAAAAATGATGGGTATCGAAGCAGTCAAGTCATCGACTCCTGCACCATGTAGAACTGCTATTAAAGATGCAATAAATATCATGATGAATGGAACAGAAAAAGATCTGTTAGATTTTGTAAGCACTTTTAGAAATAAGTTTGATACTTTACCACCAGAAGACATTGCATTTCCTAGGTCAGTTAATGGACTACGCAAATACAAAGCGTCAACAACCGTGTATTCAAAGGGAACCCCTTTACATGTTCGTGGAACTTTGCTTTATAATTTTTACATCTCAAAAAACAAACTTGAATACAAATATCCACTCGTACAAGAAGGTGAAAAGATAAAATATTTACACCTCAGACGCCCAAACAAAATTAACGAAAACGTTATATCTTTCCTCAATACATTTCCTAGAGAGATCGGACTTGAAGGACAGATAGATCGTGATACCCAATTTGAAAAATCTTTCTTACTACCTTTACAAATCATCACTTCTGTGATAGGATGGGAAACAGAGAGAAAAGCTAATCTAGATTTCTTATTTGCATGACATCATCATTTTTAAAAAACATTGTCAAAGAGATTGACAATGACTACGCAGGACTATTATCAGAAGGTGGCGTAGGTGACATTGAATCTTACATTGATACAGGATCATATATCTTTAACGCATTAGTTAGTGGATCTATACACAAAGGTATTGCTAGTAATAAGATTACTGCACTAGCAGGAGAGAGTGGCACAGGTAAAACATTCTTTTGTCTTGGTATAGTCCAAAGTTATCTACGTGACAACCCTGATGCGGGTGTTGTTTATTTTGAAAGTGAAGCAGCAGTTACAAAAGATATGATAGATGAACGTGGTATAGATGGCACACGTATGATACTTGTTCCTGTCACCACAGTTCAAGAGTTTAGAACTAATGCTATACAAATTTTAGATAAATATCTAGAACAGAAGACAGAAGATCGCAAACCTATGATGTTTGTGTTAGACTCTTTAGGAATGTTATCAACATCTAAAGAACTAGCAGACAGTGCCGAGGGTAAAGACACTCGTGACATGACTAGAGCACAAGTTGTTAAGGCAATATTCCGTATTCTCACCCTAAAATTAGGAAAAGCAAATGTCCCCCTACTTGTTACAAATCACACATACGATGTCGTTGGTGCCTATGTTCCAACTAAAGAGATGGGTGGAGGTAGCGGACTTAAATACGCTGCAAGTACAATTATATACTTATCAAAGAAGAAGGAGAAAGATGGAAAGGAAGTTATCGGAAACATTATTAAAGCAAAGGCTGCTAAGTCGCGTCTAACAAAAGAGAATTCATTAGTAGAAACTCGTTTGTATTTTGATGCACGTGGTCTTGACAAGTATTATGGTTTATTAGAATTAGGAGAAAAGTATGGAGTCTTTGAGCGTAAAGGAAATCGGATCGTTGTTGGTAATA